TTAAGAGAATGTCAAGACATGTATTTGTCAGACATAAGAGAATTAGATAATTGTTATTGGCAATTAAACAACAACTTTAATTTAAGGAGATAATCAAATGATTATAGGAGATAGAATAAAAGTCATAGACCAAGAAATCTATGGTGTTATAGTTCACGATTTTGGAAATGAGGTTGTCATTGAAGATGAAGATGCAGAAACAAATGACAATACATTATGCTTTAAAAAATCAGAAGTAAAAAATTTAGATGATTAAGCAAATGCACCAAGTAAGACAGGAACTAACCTGTCTTATCTGGTTTATTTGATAAACCATAACAACAATAAGGAGTAACAACTATGGCTTTAATTAAAATACCAACTACTACATGGGTTGAATTATATTCAGAATTGTCCGCTTATGTAGAAGAAAAGTCCGCTTTAGATAATCATTTTGACGATAACGGAAATCGTAAAGAAGAATATCAAGGGGAATTTGAATCTATTGTAGATGATGTAGAAGAAATAATGTCTAAAATTTTTATAAAGAGGTATTAATGACATGAAAGTAATTAACCTAGAACTAGAGAAAGCAAGAAAAGAAATTGTATCTCTAAAAAATGCAATACTTGGTTATCAGGGTGAAATCAATGTATTGAGAGAAAAGCTAACTCATAAAGCTAATTACAATAGCAGTATGACTAAAGAGCAATACAAAGCTATTAGAACCAAGCTGCAATATTCTCAAGATGAGTTTGCGAACTTACTTGGCATAGATAAAATGTCAGTATCAAGACATGAGAGAGGAGAAAGAGCCATAAGCAATACTCTTTCAATTCTTATCAATAGAATCTATCAAGATGAAAATTAACAATGGAGATAAGTAATGGTGAAAAATAACATAGACATTAATCAATACATACAATTTGATGATGAAGATGATAAAATTTATTTTAATAAAAGTAAATTTCTTGAAGATGCTTTGGAGTATTTACAAAACGATAATCCAGATTACGAAATTATAGAGGAGTAAGTAAAGAATGAACATACAAGATAAAATAAAAGCAAGAGAATGTAAAGTTCAGTTTATAATAGAACAAGAGATGTTAGCTAATAATTCATGGACATGGGTTAAATATGCAGATGAAAAAACAATTAATGAATTATATCAAAAATATAAAGATGAATTAACCTACAAAAATGGTTGGCGATATATAGTTTGGGTTGGTGGTGTTGATGACTATTATACTGACTATGACAGAGCAAAAAAACATTATGATGAGTGGATAGAGCAAGGTTATGATGATGTTGTTTT